TTTTTTTTTTTTTTTTTTTGACCAAAAAAAAGCTTGTATGCTTTCGCCTTTCGGCGGGTTGTGTTGTCCGTTACCAGACTGACACTCAGCAACCTAATGCCGCAATGCGTAAAATACGCTCGGACTTAGTCCGTATCCTCATCAGAGGAATCCTCGTCTGAGGAACTGTCGAGAACTTTCTCGACAAAGATACTGTGGAGTATATCCGCAGTGATTCGACCACCAATAAGGTGGTAAAGGTGTAAAATCACCTTTGTAACAGGGTCCCCCATAAGGACCCCTCGAGATGTGAAGAACATCTCTATTGGACAACCGTTCTTGTCCAAGGTCTCCACTTGACGTGGAGCAGTTAATGCAAACAAAACTGTTTGCCGGTACCAGGTTGGTACCCCTAGGTTGCTTAGCAACCGGTTTAACATAGCTCCTGCTATGTATGGGTCACAGTAATCTGTGGCCGTTTCCCAGTCGGTTGAATACACGACTGGTTGTATATCATCTCTAAAGATGAAACTCGCACTAGGATTCTTGTGCGATAATCGCTTGAAGAAATTCCAAGCGTGATGTGCGGCTCCAATGCCGCTTTCACTACTGGGGAAAACCTCCAGTAGTTTAAGTCCGATGTGACTCATCGGATGAAGCAGCAATGCATGCTGCAATGTGGACACTGTAATTGTCCTATATTTGCCTAGTTCAGCTACTAGGCTTATTCGACAACTCATATTGTTGTTGTCGTAACACCGTGATCGATCACGGAATTTTCCACATGACCAGTGGAATAATCGCTCACCTTGTTGAGCGTTTTCTTCACTGAGTATTTTCCCAGTGAATTGACCTGTTTCCAGGTCTATTTCCGGTATTTCCGGATTTGTGCTAAGCACAATTCTCGCGGCTTCGAGTTTTCCGCCGCGTTCTGTGGGAGTAAAGAACTCCCCACTATCACTAAGTGATATTTTGCTTACATTTAGTAAGCTTTCGAAGAAATCTTTTCTTCGATCAAGCCCACCCAGCCGGGTGAGCAAATCCTGATAAAGGATATCGACCGCTTTTGCAATCGGTCGAGCTAGCTGATTATACATCAGCCGATTTGACGGTGTCGTCAAAATGGCCTTGGTTTTGGCCAAAGTCGATTTATA